CTATTTTTTAAAATAGCCTTGATTGAAGAATGAATCAATATCTTTTCTTTTAAAAATCCAATCACGGCCTACTCTGCTACATCCAATCTCATGTTTGTGCGCCATCATCCATTTTGTGGACCTATTTAACAACTTGCAAGCTTCCTGTAGCGTAAGGTACGGCCTATTAAACGCATTAAGTTCTTCCAGTTTATTGAGCACTAGTTTCTCAAAATCCATAATAGAAGCTATTAAGGTTTCAATGAGAACATTATCAATGATTGCTATATTTGGCTTTTCCATGTATTATAAACGAGTAAATTCATTCAGGAGTATGAATAGGAATTGGCCAGTGAGTTGTGATGATCGGAAGCTCTAACATTGACGGCACCCTTTCTCGAAGTAGTCAATGAATTGTTCCATGTTCTCGATAAATTTTGGTAATCCGGTTCTGCCAGTAATCTGGACATTACCCCATTCAGAATTTTGGTTGTATGAATAAAACAAGTGTTTATATTGTTTATACGTTAAACCGTAGAAAAACTGTTCCCCCTTAGATACATGGCAATCAATCGGTAGATATTTGCCTACAGGTCTATCGAAGTCGCTGATCTGCAAACTCCAATGCTCGGGAAATAAGATTGCATAATCAGCGGTATTTGTATAATAGCCCAACTCAAATTTTTTTGATAGCTTACCGGTTTTTAAATGTTCCAGGAATACCTTCAGCCGGTCTAGTCTCAAAACAGGCGTAGCAATTTCAATATGCCTAATTTCCTTTGTAAAGGAATGTATGATTTTATCAATCAAATATTCCTGCTCAGGTGTAATTTTTTCTATAAGGATGCCACTTTTAGCAACATCCTTATTTAATTTTTCGAGTTTAGCGATCAGGGCTGCGGCTTTAGGATTGCTTAGCATGATTCCCCTCCCTTCTTACCGTACATTTCGTCAACATTAATAACCGGCAGATCATTCATGTTTATGTTGACAGGTACATGGCTCTGCCAAACATCCGGCATTAACCCGCTTGCCTCAAGTATTCGTTCGACTTCTTGAGAATCCTCCAAAAGCAAAATACCTTGCAGGTTATTCACGGTATCAAACATACCCTTGATTTTATGGTTGCCCCGCTCGTTGCAAATCAGTTTGAACATACCGCGAGTAATTGCCTTGATTGCGCTGAAATTCCTTTGATATTCCTCCGGACTGTCAAACATTTTTATAACCTGACGGGCTTGATCTTCGGTAATGTAATTCAGATCAATTGTTAAACTAGCCATTCACAACCTCCTTTCCTACAAAAATCGCCACCTCTTTAACATCCATAACTTGCTCGGTTAACATTTCATGATAATTAAGGCTGTTAACATCCTGAGTAGCAATTATGGCTTTTGTCTCATCGTTTTGCTTGGCTCTCATGGTTTGATACTCCACATGAATAAAATCAACCTCGTCAGCATTATAGATGCTGCGGTCTGGCCAATAGCCCTCGGCCTCTACTATCCATCCAGTATTTAAGTTTGGCTTATCCCCATCACCCTTAGGCATCGGCGTTAACCAAGCCAGGTCCGGGTTGATATCTGCAGGTACATTTTTTAATTGGTCTGCACTCAGCTGGGAGAAATCACGTCTATGGATATGAAAGCGCGTAGTACCGCGATCTGAAAAGAATTTTTTCCACCCGGGATAATATTGCGGTTGTTTGGCGGTTACTTTGCAGCCCCAGTGATCGCATTTGATTATAGAAGCGCCAGGCAAAAGGCAATGGTGATCAACTCCTGTGAAACGAGGATCTTGTTTTATTGAGGTGTTATTTTGTTGGTAAGTCATAACAGTATTTTTAGTGGTTAGTAAATTTTGAATGATCTGAACGCACCCATTTCCAAATCAAAGTAGATCATTGATTCTTTCGTCCGGGCGTTACCTTGGAAAGCATATTTAGTATCAATTTCCTTTAAGGTTCCTACAGCTGGCCTAATTGAGTCGTCAATTCTTTTGTAAGTGAACTTCACAACTCCGGACAACATTGATTTTTTTAACTTAATCAATTCCCATGCGTGATTTAACGCCGCAGCAAACGTTTTGAATTTTGAGGCAATCTGCCAGGCTGTTTTAAAAACTCTTGATTTCATGATATTATTTCCTTTTGTACTCTACAAATGTAGATTATAAATTAGATATAAAAGTCATAGTAATGTCATTAATCTACATTTGTAGTTTACATCGTTTTAGCTTGTTATCTTTGCGATATGAATGAACAAGATTTTAAAGATTTGCTTGGAAGAGAGGAAATCAATAACTCTGGGATAGCAGATAAAATGTTTCCAGATAATAAATATGCCCGAACGACATTAAGTGCCAAACTTGCAGGCAGAAAGTCAGGCAACGGATTAGCCCGCCTGACCGAAGATGATCTAAAAAAGGGCTGGAAAGTTTTAAAAGATTTGGCTGACGATATTTACAGTCGAGCGCCTGAGAAGAAGAAATCAGAGGAATAGAAATAATCGCTTTAAGATTAAAAACAACATAATCCGGTTAACCGTAAAGCCTATGTAATGCACTGATATATTTTTGCATGCAAAATATAATCGTAAGCAACATGGAAAACAAAAAACCTAAATCTTCAAATCTAATCTGGGCTATATCATCAATTGTTGCTATAGGATTGACAGTAAATCATATATTTACACCTCAATCATCGCTTATGAAACGCTTACTATTTTTATTGATCATTACCGCAGCTGCTACTAAATTAAACGCTCAGGTGCTTAGAATGGAGTTAAAGCACAACGGTTTTGTATCATCAACGGATAGCACCAAAAATTACATTGTACTCAATCATCCAAAGGTTTCAAAAACGGAGTTGTACAAAAAAACGTTAACCTATCTGAATAGCATTTATAAAAATCCCAAACAGGTTATTTCTTCTGTTGAAAACGAGTCGATCGCCGTCAATGCTTATAGTGATGAAATAACCGCGACAAAAGGGCTTTACAGATACCCTTTCGATTATAATATTGTACTACAGTTCAAAGATGGGAAAATCAAATTTGAGCCGCATGTCATTGAAATAAGTGAGATTTTTACAGTCAGCAAATCTAAAAACAGATTTTATGTTGCAAACACGGATTCACCTGAGCCAGTAGAAATTCGCTGCATTTATATGAGATATAAAGATAAACCTGGATATTTCTTATTCCAGGACGAAATCAAGACGGGATTTGATCAATGGCTAACAAGCTACTTGGCCGGCCTTGAAAAAGCCATAAATGACACTTGGTAATGTATGCTGGAATGTATGTTAATTTTTTAAAACCTCATTCATTAATCTGAATGAGGTTTTATTGTACCCCTTATTGGAGTATTATATACCACGATCGTAGCCTGTGCTACCGCTTGCGTTCGAGTTTTTGACCAGCGTATCTATCCCTGCTTTGATAGCCTTCAATGGTTCTGTATTTTCAGCCGTCCTATAGGTGTTAGCTTCAATTTTTACTTGTAATTCAAAATTACTTTTTGCAATCAGGTATAAGTCGCCAATAGATGAGCCTAATTGTCTGGTATTAATCTCAATCTTTTTCGAAATATCATATTGAGATCTATATAATCCTAACAACTCGCTACCAGTCGCCTCGGTTAGTGAAGCGCTAATTTTTCCGACCGAACTTGTGCTGCTACTATTATCCAAAAAACTAACTCCGGACACCTTTTGCAAATTGTCGAATTCATTCTGACCTTCTTTTATGATCGTATCATACTTAGCTTTTAAAATCTTTACTTCGTCCTCTGTCAATTGGCGACCTGTAGAGGATAACTCCGAAAACTGATCATAGAAAGCTTGAAGTTGTGTTGCAATAGTTTTCGTTTTAAAACTGTTTAGTATTGATTTTTTCATGATATCCTCAAAGTTTTTTCCAAAATCCTCAGCTGAGGCGGTGCCTTTTGCAAAAAGGTCGACTAAACTGTCCGCAAAGTTTTCGAAAGTGGTTCCTGTTAATGTTTCTTTTACTGCATTTGCAGCCTCAACGCTTTTATCTTTAAGGTCAACCAGTTGCTGCGCATATCGTTCGGCTGTAGCATCCAAGGCCCCTGACCCAATCAACTTACGTAAGGCTTCAATATCGGATGTGTCAATATTCCTAAAAACTCCTTTATCCAAAAGCTGATTGAAACTAGCCCTGTCAAAGCCTTTTGTTTCAAGAGTTCCGCTATTATAAAGACCTATTAATCGGTCAAGCTCTGAATTACCCGTATTTAGGAACATTCCATTAAGCTTTTTACTCACACTTTCAGTAGTGGAATCTATATCTTTCAAAGCCTGGTTATAAGCCGTTAGCTTCTCAGTTCCATAAACTTTGTTTATCAAACTCAATTGACGGTCCAAAGCCCTTGAAACAGCCTCGCTTTGCTTTATCTGAAGCTCGTTATCGGCAACCCGTCTCTCGTAAACCTTTTGATATGAACTTTGTATAATTCCGCTAATTGCTTTTGTGATACCCGAAAATATACCGCCTCCTATTGCAATAGCTTGAGCACCGAGACCAAGAGCTCCAAGAGTGTCCCCCTTTTTAAGGTCTTTGAAATCTAGCATCGTTTTGCGTAACTGGCCTATACCGCTTATAGTCCCGCCGAGCGTACCAACCCATTGCCCGAAAGCTTCGTTGACTTCGCCGGCAAATCCGGCCAAATTCTGTATTTCGTTTCCGATCAAAATCAATTCTTCCGGCACACGAAGCTTAAGAGACTTTGTGGCATTTTTCAAGGCATCTTCAATTTCTTTCTGTAATTCTGGGCTAAGCTTGATTCCTTTTTTGAGTAAGCCGTCAATGAGGGCTTTCCCGTTGCCAATTACCCGACGTGCAGCTTCAGCACTTAAATCTTCAATGCCTTTAAAAAGTTCTTTGAATGCCGTTAGCTTTTCCACGTTTTCACCCTCAAAGGCTGCCATTGATTCAAATTGAATTTTATCCAGAACCTTAATTTCTTCTGTTCTATTATCTTTTACTAACTGAGATCTTTTAGCCTCATAACTTTGTATTTTTGCCGCCTTTTCTTCCTCATAGCTTACCAGCTGGGAAAGTAAATCCTGATATTTCTTTTCTTCCTCTACAAGAATTGCTTCACGCTCTTTTTTGACAACGGCAATTTGCTGGGCAACGCGCTCGCCGTCACCATCACCTCCTTTGGTCTTATCGTCCACACCATTAAGCTTGGCATCGATACTATCCAGGTATTGACGATAAGTTTTGTTTACGTCGATCAGATCCTTATACCTTTGTTCAGCTTTTTCCTTGCCTACCTTTGTGCGGAAATTCTCAAAATCTTCGTAATAGCGTTTCTTTTTTTCTAAGTCTGTTTTAAGTTCCTCGGCCTTACCTTTATCAACAACAAAATCAGTCTCCTCCGATTCGGCTTTATTTAATCCGCTGGCATCAACTTTGATTTTTTTACGTTTATTTTTATTGGCGAGAGCATTATTGTATTTATCAACTTCCTTATTATGATCATCGGCAGCTTTGCGTAAATCGGCATACTTTTTCTTAACCTCTAAAACTTCCTTTGCATTAGCATCAACCTGTTTGCGTTGCGAACTAGCGATAGCATCGTCAATTTGTTTCTGTAAGGTTCTTTGCCCGGTTTCTTCGGCCTCATACTTTGGTAATCCAGGTTTTTTAAGCCTATCCTGCAATGCCTGGATCCGATTATACACTTCGCTGCCGGCGATTGCTGAACCAGCCATTTTTTTAAGCTCAGCAATCCGCTTCTGAATCGCAGTGATAGAGGTAAGTTCGCTATCGAGCGTTTCTTTGTTCGCTTTTAGTTGTGCGTGCTTAGCGTCCAGAATCGCGTCTGCGATTCGTTTTCGTTGCGCATTCAACCCATTTGCAATAGCCGTGTAATTCCCAATTGTAGCGTCCTTTGTTTCTTTTAATGTGCCTTCTTTTACGCCTTTAATAAACTTTGCCCTGGCGTCATAAGAATTTCTTAATGTTTCTGTAATTTGAGAATATTTTGTTCTTAAATCAGCTAACGATTTTCCTTCTGTTTTGTATTGTTCTGCAGCAGTCTGAGCATTCTCATTATTACGCCTACTATCTCTTAGATCGTAAACTAGCCTCTGATTGGCAAGGTCTCTGCTGCTAAATGTGAAGAAATATCTTAAGTTTTCCCCAAACGATCCACGGAACATTTGACCAATCTCTTTTACAGCCTCTCTTGCGCCGACGATAATAGGTTCAAATATTCTTTTACTTAAAGCACTGCTATCACCGGCGTTCGATTCCAATTCAGTTTTTAACCTGGCCAGCTCCGCATTTAAGCCAGAAATACCGTTGGCTGCTTTATCTCCGTAGGCCTTGTCAAGCTCTACAGCAAGCTTGGGCAAAAGGTCTTTGGCAACAACCTGACCAGTTTTAAGCATGTTACCCAACTCTCCCTCGGTTACGTTCATTGCTTTGGCCGCTAAAGCAAAAGCACCTGGCAAACGCTCAGACAGCTGACCCCTTAGTTCCTCGGACTGCACATTGCCCTTACTGATCATTTGTTGCAAGGCAAGCAAAGTTCCCTCTAGCTGTTCGCTGGATAATCCAAGAACCGCCCCGGCTTTCGTTACTGATTTAAAAATCTTTTCCGATTCGCCTAAATCAAAATTAGAAGCTCTGGCCGCAGCGGTAAATTTTTTATACGATTCAGCAATGGTGAAAAATTGAACACCTATATCTTCTGAAAACTTTTTCAGTTCGATTAACTTATTGCTTGCTTCACCCTCCGAACCAAGGATAAAGGTTAATGGTGTTTTAATCCTCTGAAAAGCTAAAGTTTCGTTGAATACAAATGTCAAAGCATTCCCAACGGAAAGATATGCAGATGCAAAACCAAGCAGATCCTCTGCTGTGCTGCGCAAAGCACCTTTGTAATTACCAACATTTCGCTGGTGGTTCCCCATCTGGGCATCAAATTTCTTTAGGGCCTCATTTAGTTCATTATATTCTTTGACCTTTGCCTTTAACTCAGGGGTAAGCTTTTTGAATGCACCTTCTGCGCTTTTGATCTCGTTACCTAAATCCCTTAGTTTCTTCTGAGCCTCATTGTAAGAACCAGATACTTCTTGAGCCGCCTTACGGGCTTGCCTTTGCGCCTCAACCTCCTGCTTTCTCGCAAGTGTCATCCGCGCAATCTCAGTACGGATATTTTGCTGCTCAACTCTGCCCTGGGCTAAGGTTGCCGTCAATTGTGCTTGGGCCGCTTTGTTGCGCTCGATCTCAATGGTATGCTGTTGTAGAACAATCCGCCCTGATTTTAAATCGTTATTTAACATCTGCTCAACCGCACGTAGCGCCTCAAGCTGATTTTTAACGTTTTGCTGTGCAATCTTGCCCTGTTCAAGCTCAGACCTATATCTTTGTGTTTCTTGTCTTAACTTCTCAGTTTCAAGTTGGGAATCTGCCAGCGCTTTTTTTAATCCGATTTGTGCTTGCTGATATCCAGTTAATTGGTTTGTGTTGACCGGAACGTTACCGACTTTTCTCGCTGCGGCAACCATATCATCAAAACCAGATTTAAGTTTTGTTGCTCTTTTTAGAGCTTCTTCAATACTTAGGTTTGCTGTATAATTAAGCTGTCTCCCCCCGACTGTAATCCCTTTCGCCATAGCTTATATGTTTTTGTAATTATTTTGAATTGAGTAATAATCTATTTGAACCACGCATACGTGACTGCCGTCCTGATCTCTATAAAGTCGACCAGGTTCAATTACTTCAGTATGGAATGTATCTCTATACTGGCTATCTGTTAAACTGCAAATGATTTTTGAAATAAGATCGTAATGCTTTAAATCAGGAAGCGTTCCGTTGATGTTGGGGGAGTGGATACGTATATTGACGGTTGCCTCTTGCATCCAATCGTTATTTGCAGATAAAACAGACACCGTTATGTTCTGCTTACTACTATTGGATGGCATGACAAATGGGTAGATTTTGCCGTCAATGTAATTTAACACTTCCGGCACATTGATCATGCCTCTCACATCCTTAACTATATCAAATGCCGTTTTCATTAGCTAAGAATCTGTTTTAATAAACTATCAAATCTCTTAGTTGAGCCGTCAATTACGTCGTAGTCCTCCATATCCTGTACATATCCGGCATATTCTTCCCCGGCAACAATGATCAGGACCGGAGCACCATCATCAACCAACAGCGCGATTTCCCTGGCATAATCAATGCCTTTTTGCCTTCCTTCTTCGCCCTTTGAAACAGGAGGGAAGTAAATAAACTCATCCGGTATATTATGATCAATAAGAAGCAGGCAACCAATAGAGCCTCGGAGGTTCCATGTTATATTCCCAAAACCTCCCTCGTTCTTTGTTTTGGCCCGGGCCAGATCCACCACTTTGCAACCGGCCTTAAACATAACCTCGCCCATTTCATAGATAATTGAATTAAGATCTTCTTTTATCCAGTTACTTATTTCATCTTGCGTAAAGTCTGAGGTTATGTTAAGCATGATGGTTTTAATTTGTTAAACTGTATGTTAGTTTTTAAAAACTCGTCTCTAGTGATTTGAGGCTATTATTTTGTACACTAAAGACGAGTAAGTTTTAAAAAGCTGTATAATTTAGTGCCTTAGTTTCAACATGATCATTTGCACTCGCGAACCCTCGTCGTCTTTTAACATTATACCCTCATATTTTTAAAAACTTCCTCAATTTCTTCTGGTGTGGCCCTTAATGAAATTTCTGCCTGTTTTGCCTTAACTAACTCTATAACCTCGTTATCGTCCGGCCATGTTAAATTGCATTGTTGAATAACATCGGCTATGTCCTGGTTCGTTGCATTAGATAAGGTTTTCTCAATGTACGCGTTGTTCTTTTCGCGTTGTTCCTTTGAATAACTCATTTGTTTATCGCTTTATTTGATGTTAAATATTGATTTCGTGAAATAAACCGGATTGCCAAAAAATGTAAAAGTTTTTTTCTGTATTTTCTTTAGGCTCTTTAAAAGCTGATAGAACTGCCATGCCTCCAGATCTTGGCCATTTAGCATATAAAAAATGGTCTGATTGATCGTTGTCGATTCTAACCTGTGAGCTGTCGATATCAATGACTTTATTGCATTTAGTTACTAATCCGCCTTTAACACGGCCTGTTCGGAGTAATTTGTATTCACTATGGATGTTTCTAATGCAATTACCGCCAACATAAACTCCTTCTACCTTCATTTGCTTATCCGTAATCCTGTCAAATTCAGCTTTGTCATTTACGTCAATTGCTGATTTAACTAAGCCGTCAATGGCTTGCTCAAATTGCGAAACAACCTCATTGCATCCTTTCAGTAGGTTTGCTTTAAGTAATGGACTGGTAATACCTGATTTATCTAATTGGGCCGTTGCAGCCTCTTTAAATCGTTCAGAAATATTGAAGGTGCCATTTTCAATAACATCGGTTAAAATGTCCATTGAGTATTCTCCAATTTGCAACCCTTCGTAGGTCTCTTTAAATGAGTTTAAAGCTTTTACATGCTTTTCAGGCTCGTTTAGTACCTGTTTCAATAATCTTTCTACGTTCATTTTTATAATTTATTAAAAGTCAATTCCAAATTGCCGTCTTCACCATGTACCAGGTAATTACTTTCAACCTGAATTGACTTTGGGTGAATTGCGTTTACTTCATTATATGATTTAATGAATTTTTCAAGTGATTTTACCAAATTATCATCTATTGAATTGGTGCATACTTGCTTTAGCTTATCTAGCGCATCTGGGTTGATTACAGCATCTAAACCGCATGATGTAAGAGGTATTAAATTCGCTTTATTAATTGGCCTGTGATATGATTCGATCATGGCAGAATGCAGGTTTTGAATCTCCGTCAATACAGTTTGAATAGGAGCGAGGTTCGGTGATGGCAAATAGATGCTTTTGTTTGAGTTAATTTTATCAGAAACAAATTCTCTTACTTTCTTGCTTCCTTCAGAGACAAAAGATAACCACAATTCATTCGTTAGTTCTATTTCTAATTTTTTTAAAGAATCAGAAACATAACCCTGATACCTTTTAATTAACTGATAAAAATCATTGACTGCCTCGTCATAGAGGGCTTTGTTAAATTTTTCCATTACACATTTAATGTTAATACTACCTTAGTTAAATCCTTAAAAAAACTTCTCCTGGTTTCAGGATCGCATGTTGATATTTCCTGTTCTATCACCGGAAGAGTTTTTTCTAGCAGTTTCTCCAGGATTGGTTTAACAGGCTTTTTTCTTTTGCCCTTTGGTCTTCCGGTTGGGCATCCTGATACTCCCTTTACAAATGGCATAATTGCGTTTATATTGTTTTTTTATTGATAATCAAAGGTAGTCCTACAGGGTGGGGCATGGAAGTTTTCGGGCTTACTGGCCTGATATAATAAGATTGTTGAATTGTTGAAATTTTGTAGTTTAAAATAGCGGCAATGTATTATTATAAATACTAAATTTGTTTTATGAACCAGGTACTAATTAAAAATGGATTCGTTTTGAAGCATTACGAACCAATAAACGGAATGAGTAAGTATGAGAAGGAGAATGTTGAGATTATTGAGAATACAAATATTTACAGCACTATATTCTACACTGCTAATATTAAATACACAGCATTTGGATGTCAAAGAATAGAAACTGTTCAAAATGTCGTCGATATATCCCACCTAAACGAATCTCTGAACAAATTGAGAGCAAAAAACTCCGGGCAGGTATTTATCGACAATCTACAGGGTAAGTCTCTATATGATGCTTTATCCTCAAACATCAAATGGATCGTGAATTCTTCTCGAACGAATGATGAAAAAGTATTGGCTTTGTCCAGGATGATTTATCAAGAATTAGAATGTATTTCAACCCAGTACGCCGCATTTGTGAAGGGTAAAGGCTTAACAATCGGAAGCCACGAAGCAGATATTGGTAATTTTTACAAACAATATTATAATTATGGTGTTCAAATGTAATTGTTATGTCAAAATGTATGCTAAAAATAAAAATAGCTTTTTAAGACCTTAATAGGCTATATTTTTATACCCAATGGAAGTGTATGTTAATGCAGTTATTTACTCGCTTGATGAGAATGAGCAATAGGCAACCGCAAATGCCAATTAGCCTTGCATGAATGCAGGGCTTTTTTATTTCTTTGCTCGTTTATCTTCTGGTGCTTCGTCTGTAAGTTGCTTTTGTGGAAGGGAAGTAAACAATTCATTGAAGGCAACAGGATTGCTGCAGTCTATAAAATTAACACGGCTATCGGGGTGGGCAAACATTGATAGATGAAAGGCCGCTGTAAGTCCTATAGGTATATGTCCATCCCATAAAGCGCATAGTGGCTCATCTGGATTATGTACCGAGCAATTAGACGGCCTAACCTTGCCGACTTTGCCTTCAATGTTTTCTCTTTGATCTGAGTTTAACAAATGCAACCATGTGAAAACATGATCTTTTAGAGCGGATGCCGGAACCTCTCCGCGCATAAACTTCATCAATAATTCAATTCTTTGTTGTTTTGTTCTCATAAATTAACACTTAAGTGCCGTTCCATCTGTGTAAATTGTAAATGGCACTTCACCATAATAATACTCCGCATCATCATCCGGGCGACCTATACTTTTAAAATTGCCCTCATACCATGGTAGTTTGCCGCATTCTTCATCAAAGGTCTTTTTGTCAACCAATTTTCCATTGATATAATAGGTTCGATTGCCGTCAGTGGGTTGTTTTAGAATAAGCTTTGCCGGCATATCCGACGGCTTGGCTTTTCCGCTAAGCAATCCCATAATAGCATCAATCCTGTTTTGCCTAATTGATGTTAACTTATTTTTCATCATCTAAATTTTACCTCCGTAGGTTATTGTAAATCCCTCACAATCTAAGTTAGCAGATGCCCTGTCAAATTCTTCTTTTCCAACTTCCTTATCGTTTATCAGATAGATGTTATCCTCTCCATACCCTATTTTACAGAGGCAATCAGGATAAATGTCTTTTGGTGATTTTTGGCCTCTGGCTAATGCCAAAATGTTTTCTTTAAGGATGTCTCTTTTACTTAAACTTTTTCCAGTGTTCATAGCTTACTTGCCTGTTATTTAAAATGTAAATGTTTTCTTCGCTTTCTGGATCTTCATCCCAAAGAATGCAAATGGGTTTTGGAGGGAAAACCTCGCCTTTGACAACACCAATAATGCGCTCAATCAGTTTTTGTCTATTCGTAGTGTTCTGTGCCATCTTCGTTAATTTTAGTTAAAGCCATGGTAATTGCATCATCGATTATATGCTGAGGTTTTCCATAAAGTTGCATAACGATGTCGGTTAACATTATCAACTGTTCGTCTGTCATTCCTTCCAATTTCGAAACGACATCAACCTGGTGCTTGTCAATAAACATTGCATTGATCCTCGCTAAATTCGCAAGCGCAGCATCTACCGCGTACAATTCTATTTGGGGGCCGTCTTTTGTGAATTTCAATGATTTGATATTTCCCTGTTCTTTTTCCCTGGACAACTTGAGCAGATTCACATCGGCGACTTCTATTAACTCAGGTTCGCCATCAATAATCCTGTATGCATTGGGGTTGTTGTTAAGTTCTAATTTATACCGAATAATTTGCCGCCTCCGTTGTTCCTGGGCTTTTTCATGCTTCGCTAATTCTTTTCCCTGAATGTTTGCCTGTAATGAAAAATCATCCTCAAAATCAATCTCAGATCTTAAACGTGAAATAAGCTCTTCTAAGCCGACCTTGATTTTTTTGATATACACTGTCGTTTTAGGAACAATGAAGTCATTTAGCCGCGTTCTGGCTATATCTGTCATCCTTTTTTGAATTTCATCAGGCAACATAATCTTGCCTTTTGTTAATTCATCGATTTTTTTCTGTATCTCAGGTTTTCTCAGGTTTTCGCTTCCGATAGAATAAGCCGACTTTTCAGAATATCCAGAAGCTATGGCCGCAGCAGTAGCGTTAAAAGTCTTAACATATTCGAAACAGAATATTTCCTGTTTGGCCGTGAGTTTGAGGCTGCTTAGTTGTTTCATTCTGATAAGTATTTATTAACCGGTCTCAAATCACTGGAAGGCATGTAATTTTTTATATTCAAAATGGTTTGAGCAGATCCAGCTTCCATTTCTTCCGGACTTAATTCGTCACATTCCTTTAGAATATGATAAACCTTATCTGCAAAATCATTGATTGATTTAGCTGTTCTTGGGTTTTTGTAATGTGCTGGGCCCATGCTAACAAAATAGTTGATGTTTTCAGGGTTACTATAACCTAAAACTAACCCAATAGCATCACGAAGGCCCGTAGGTGCTTTATTAAACATTCCATACAAGTGTGTTGGATTGTAAAGCCTCATTAAGCACGCCACGAAAATAGGTTTGTTAATCATGTTTATAGGCCCAAAATCTCGCTCAAACTCATAAGCTACAAATTCAATGTGCTTATAATTTATTAAAAGCGGTATCGGAACCGACATACATAAATCAAACAATTCTGGATTGATGCTTTTTAGGGCATAGGCAATTAGCGTATTCTGGGCGATTTTTACGTGTCTTTTCATATCTCTCTCACTTAATCGTTAATGTTAATTTTGTTAATAGGTGGTTTGTTCTTCAATTAAAAAAAACCTTATTGCTTGAATCACCAACCGATTGTTATAGGTGTATTCGCTTTTGTTAATTAATGTTTTTAGTAATGCCTCTTTATCGCTGCGGCTCATCCTAATCAGCTCGATCATTAATTCATCTGGATTCAGGTTTTCCATGTACCTGAATCTTTCAATTTCCGGATCATATGCCTCATGTCTCTTAATCCTTCTGTGTTCCATCATCAGGTATGCAGCCAGGGCAACTGCCCCGGCAATTATTAAAAGTTTTTCCATTGGTTTTAGTTGTGTAATAAATTGGATAATAAGTCGATTTTCGTATCGTTCAGTTGATCGAAAGTCGGACGATAAGGTTCGCCGCCTTCTTCTTGGAATGTTGTATCAGACGTTGTGGCTTCCAGTATCGTTTTAACCTGGTCAATGATGCCATTAAGTCTTGCAATTTCCTGTAGCGCTTCAGTTAACAATGGGTTGTTTTTCTCTGATCTCTCAATGTTTTTTAATAGTTTTTCCATTATGTTATTTTATTAGTGGTCTTTTTGCAAATTTTCCTTTCTCATCTCGTACAAAAATTTGAGGTTGCCCCAGTGAGGGATTTTTCTTACGACGATATTCTGAGAAGTAAGCTCTTGTTTTTTCAAGATTTTTCAATCTCCAATTTTTGCTGTATTCGTTAAAGCACTTCTTGCATTTAGATGTAATCCCAGATGAGATCTGTTTGGTAGGCAAGAAAGCTTCTAAAAGCTTTACCTCTTTGCACTTAGTGCATTTTTTTTTACCGTTAATTATTTTTTCCATTTTGTTTATTGTATTTTGCTTTTTATGTATTCAAATGCCATAGCCCAATCCTTAGCAGTTTTACCGCCGCAGCCATAAATTAATAATGCCGTCAATGGGCTGCAGCTCCAACCCCCTTCTTCTTCTTTCCAATGCTCTAAGCCTGGCACGGCATCTGAAAAGCAAAACAGGGTTCGCTTCCCCTCGTGATAATCTACGCTGAGCCCGGCTGTAACTTCTTTGTTTGGTCTGGTGTATCGATAACGAAGTCCTGAGTGGCTATGGTAGTTAAAACCAAAATTTGTTAATATCTCGTCAATGTGATCCGGCTTGCATTCTTTATTAAACTTTTCACACAGAGCAATAGCATCTTCTTGCCTTTGCTTTTTTTCTTCGTCGGTTTCTTCATTAGTTACTTTAATCCCATTAATTCGCTCTCTTTTTTTTATTAATGGTTCTACCTTCTTAGGTTCAGGAACAATGCGTTTATCGAATAATTCTGCGTGCTCATTGTAGTAGGCATTTTCATCATAAGCCAGAAATCTCAATGAACTGGGCGAGCTGGGTGCTTTGTCTATTACTATCCCTATCTCTAAAAATGCAGCCTCCATAGCATCAAAATGCTGCTTGTGTAAGTGAGGGTGACTAATCCTAAACAAACCCCATAATCCTCTACCACTTGCCGACAAACCGCAATAAACAGTGTATGGTATTTCGCAAATCATTTTTTTTGCTTCTTCCAACATACCAGGCTTTTTTAACCATGGATTTTCTGTATCCTTGGGGTCTATATCGAACGCCATAAGTCCGTTGTGTTCTACGCAGTACTTTGCGCCTCTGCCACCTGCATGAACCATTGATGGGGTAATCCCCTTCAATCTTTTTTTCAGAGTGTCGCGCTTGTCCTTATTCTCAATTGCCCTAACTTCATTTTCTAAATTTCCCTGCCATGGGAATGAGAGCATGTCGTAAATACTTACCGTTTCCGGATCTTTCACACTAAAGCAATATCTACCTAGTTTTTTGCTATAATATGTTTTGTATAAACTGCATTTTTCATTAAATGGTCTGCTCATAATCTCCTCCTTCCGAAATAAGGAATTAACTTTTCCTTGTTAGGAGAGGGGGTACTATTTTAATTAATTTTGACACCCCCCCCCACAATGGGTATATGTTGTTTCGTTAATTCGTAAACCTTGTTTAAATATGTTTAAATGGCTTTTTCTTCCGAATTAACTTTACTGTTAAACACAAATTCACTTACTTTTGACACTGAATCTGTCTGTATTTTGAAATCCCAATTTTTACTTGTTGCATATTTTTTAAGCATATTTGTGAATGATCGCTGAGTAAATTCGGCGTTCTCACCGAAGTAAGTGTTCCGGTATTCTTCGAACATCTGCTTGGTTTTGTAGAACTTTTTGAACTCAAAATTTTGCTGTTCTGTCCATTCTGAAAATTCTTCGCTAGTTTGTTGGATTAGGGCATTTTTGCCTACATTTATTAGCTCATACGGTTGAAGGCCATTTTGTAAATAAAACTGCACACAGTCGATCATGTATTTAGTAAAGGAACTCCAGTGCTGGTCATTCCATTCAATCCGATCGAATAAAATGCCATGCATATCCTCGATTGGTTTCTCACTACCGGTAATTATGTGTTTGCTATAGAAGTTAGAAAACTCAATTATAAACATCCTACGCTTGTGGCTCCCACCATTACCATTCACAATGGCGTTCATCGAGAAAAGCATTTTTGGGCTGTCCTCAGGCGGCAACTTAATGCTATTAAGGTTTTTCTTTTCTATGGTAAATCCATTTGTTATCGCAGAGAAGAATGTTTCAAATGATACATCTTTCGCTAAGTCATCCACGGCTACAACTTGGCTCGTGATTTCTACACTTGAAAAACGAAACTTATCATCGGCTTTGAAATGCTTGCCGTCAATCTCTGCCATTTCCCGCATTTGACTAATTGCATTAGCAAACAACCCCTTCCCTGTACCTCCCTGTGGATTTTTAACATCAGTAGGCTGTTCATCATAACAAACTACTGCTTGTCCCATATGGGAGCCATTATAATGATGAAGCAAATAACCGATGGCCGAGGTAAAAGCACGAATGCGGTTTTCTTGATTATTAGAAACATTTTCAATAAACCTTTGGAACTCGCTGATTTGTTGGTTAGGCTGTTCGTTATATTCCCGGTCAAGAATATGGCTTTTCCAAACCGATCGATTTAATTTTATAAGTTCTGAATAAGGCAACAAGTCAATGTTATTTTTACAAACCTTAATAATTGTGTTTTTGAATAGGAAAAATGATTCTGTTCTGGTATCTCTTAGTTGTGGAATACTAAATTCTTCTAGGAGTTCAAGAAAATTTTTATTGAAAATTTGATCCTGGTATTGCAGGTAAATGGTGTCCAGTAGTTTCCAGTGGAACTCGAATTTAGAGCCGTCCGGGGTAATTATATTTACCTCGCCATGCTTTTTGGCTTCGTTATAACATTGAACCCGTATTATGTCCGCGGAAACTTCATTGATAACGTTGTTTTCAACCCTAACGATAAGGTAATCATTTGATTTTTTGTGGTAAACCTTCCTAAAACCTGAATAGCTAATGTACTCAAGAACATTTGTTTTTGAAACGTTTTTGATCGTACAGCTCCATTGATTTTCTTTATGTTCTTTTATTGTGAACGCGAAAAATCCATTTAGCACCATTCCGGCCCCTATAGACTGCTGCTTCCACACGTCTCTGGGGTTTACATCATCTATCTTTTTCGCGAATCTTCTTGCAGCAGATGTATTAAGGTTTGAAATCAATTTGACTGGCTTTGCAATCCTCACAACAGGTTAATTTTGTGGTGATTAGGTGTAAAAATAATTTGTTAAGTAGATTGGTTTTTGTATCTTTACACCGCTCGACCAAAGCACGTAAAGACTTTAAAGGGAATAGGATCATATCTTGTTCCCTTTCTTTTTTACCGGCGCCGAACTTAGAGCAGCATCGATCTCACTTCGCTTAAAATATATTGTTCTTCCAGCCTTGTAGAAAGGTATTACACCGTTGTTCTTGTACCGATGAAGCGTAGTCTCAGATATTTTAAGATAATCAATGCATTCTGTTATGCTCAGTTCATCACTTTGATTACGGGCCTCTATTTGAGCCACTGGTGCAGGCATGTTTTTATTCATGATTTCCTGCATTAAGGTTTCAAACTGGCCAATATTTAAAGCATATAGAGGGTGATCTTTTGATAAAGTATCCAGTAGACTATCCATTGTTATTTCCTCCCTCTGGCTTTAGATAAAAGAAGTTGTGGCCGAGCTTGAAGAATGGTATTAGACCGAGATTCCTTCGCTTAATAAGGGTCGGCTGAGTAATGCCCAGGTAAGAGCACATTTCTTTACAGGAAAAGGTATTGCGCAAAATGTTTTCGTTTTGTTGCTCTATCTTTCTGGAAATATCAATATTCACAGAACACATAGTGTCAATATCTTTTTCAATCTCCTTTAAGCCTTCTGCTAAATCTTTCATGCTTTTTAGTTCTGTTTTAACACTGCTAAAATAGTGTGTATTTTTACTAAAAAGAATAGTTTTTTCTTACTTAACTTGCTTAAAAAGAGGTTTTTGTGTTAGTGTTTTAGGTGGGTTTGGAATAGTGGTAAATCTTGATAGAAAATGTTAGAAAATAGTTGTAAAATTTTACGACGTTTACCTTAGTGTATGTTTTTTTAATTGCAAATTCTACCGGATTCTAGTGTTTTTTTTTACACTAATGTGTTTTAAATAGTTTAGGCGGCCTTTTTTTATTTGTGTTGTAGGGAATAATGATACACTAACTATTTTATTTGAGCTTTATATGACTAATTTATGACATTCTATTAATCTGATTTTTACTAAAAAAGCTCTTTTATGGCGCTGTATAAATGTGAAAAACTGCTTAAATAGGATATCTAAGCAGTTTTATGAGGTATTTTTCTTATTTATAGCCCCAGTTTTGCAAGTGTTTCGGCCATTAACATCGCCTTATCTTCGTTGGTGGCCCGTATATATTTTAAAAAGCTGCTTTCGGTAGCGTGACCAGTTGCGCTCATGATCAACATTGACGGCACCCCTTTGCGAAACATATTTGTAGCGTATGAGCGCCTGCAGGTGTGTGAACTGATCAGCGAATAAAGCGGTTGCTGCTCTACCGTTTGAACATTGCCCTTATAGGATTTTGTTTCAACTAGATCGGTAAGCCCTGCAAGCCTTGCAACAAGTTTAATGTATGTGTTAAATTTCTGATTGGTAATCGATGGAAGATCGCCCTGGTATTTTTCCAATACTGGCTTAAGCTTTTGCATGATTGGAATCGTTACAGGCGTACCTGTCTTAATCTGCTTAACTTTTATAAATGCGCCCTGAATGTCTTTGGCCTTCAATGTTGTGAAGTTACCGAACCTAAGACCGGTATATGCACCTATTAAAAATAGATCACGTACCTTGTCTAAAACTGGATAAAATATTTTTTCATCTGCTAATACTCGTTCGCCTTTCTTATCATAGATGAAGTCTTTGCGCCCAGGTGCTCTGGCAGGTACTTTATGAGTTATGAATTTGTCTGAATCTGACAAATCAATATTAGCAATTGCCGCGATTTGATCATCATTTAAATAGATAGTATCTGCTTCATATGATGGTAGAACGAACGTACCGGCTTTGTGGCCGTCCGAACTTTGAAGGCCATGCTCCTTTGCTTCGTTCATTATTGATTTGATATCTTTAATGTATCCGGCAAATGTCGAAACCTCCTTCTGTTCATCATTATAGCAGAACAGTTTAAAATTCTCATAAAAGGCTTTGTTGATATCGTCGAATTGCAAGGTTTTAATCTTTCTATTCAACAGAAACCTCTTAACTGCTGATAAGGTAGTGCCATAATTTTTTATTGCATTGTGGCTATATCGTTGCCCGGCAGCTTTACCTTTTTGCATAACGCGAATACCTGATTTGCTGTCGTTAATTACCTTTTCGAAAAACGACATAAATGTGAATGTTTCCTTAGTTTCTGCTGGCTCCTCCTTGTGCTTGTGTATTTTGTCAAGCTCCGCTTTTAGCATTTCTTTTGTAACTGGAACCTGGTTAGCTTTTGCCTTATTTGCAATATTCTGTACATCGATGGCGATTTGCTTCAAATTAGCCCTTATTTGGGTGCTATATGGAGCAGCCTCGCTAATCAGCTTGTTGATATCACTTCGATCAATTGGGTTGCCCTTGCTGTCGCTTTCTTTGTAAAATTTTGGATCTATACGAACCCCAGTGTAATACTGAAGCCTTTGCCCATAGATTGAAAAAAACATGTTTATCGGCTGCTTGCCATTTGATGTTTTGCGAGGTTCGAGGTAGAATTTAGGTAATGCCATAACTGTATGTAGTAATGTGTATGTCATACAAATATACAT